GTCGCGGCGGCCGGAACGTGGGTCGAGGTGAGCATGCCCGGCGGGCTGACTTCGGTGGTCATGTTCTCTAATCCTCCGCATCCTCGCCGCGGCGCCGGCGGATGTGCTTGTCGATGGCTTCCTGGAAGGTCGGAACGTGACGGGCCGGCTCTGGTGCTGCCGGCAGTGGTGCAATCCACGGGCGGGACATGCACGCATATCGAGTTTCGTCTGCTGCGTGGTCCTCGCCGTCGGTATCGACGTCCTCGGCTCTCGCGGTATCGTGCTGCAAGGCCGGCAAGGTTCTGACGGTGTCCGTACAGGTCGAGAAGAAAACAATCATAGGGCTGTCATCGCCCTTCAACCTAGCCCTGAGCATGTCCCAGCCACCAAGTGCGCCGGCCCTTGCGACGCGCGCGTTGTCGGCCGGACGGAACGTCACCTTGCGCCTGCACATCCGTTCGGCGATCGACGGGCCGCCATCGGCCGTGAATGCCGCAGGGTCGAGCACGCCATAGGCGATCTTGTCACCTTTCTCGCGCTCTAAGATCCCGTCGGCCACTTCCTCGGCCGTCAGCTTCAATCCGATATTCGGCGCCGCCGCGCCGTACCATTCCCGATACTTGACGAGACATCCTCGGGGCAGACAGATCGCCGAGCCTATCTCGCCACGCTCGATGGGCTCCCCGTCGGCAATTGCATACCAGCCGACCGAGAACGGCCTAGCGGAACCCCAATCCATCGCCCTGAATCGCGCCCATTCCCCGGGCAACTTGAAAGGCTCGACGACGTGCCGCTCGGTCGAAAACTCAGTGAAGAAAGCACCCTCGATGATCGACCAGTCGCCCTCAAGCCAAGCTTTGACCAACCGGTCATTGCCCGACATCTGCAGGTTGGCGATGTATTCCGGGCCGAGCAGATTGTGATCGGTGATCTTGCCCGGAATGAAAACCCGGTCCCTCATGACCCTCTGCTTCGTCCACGGGTTTTCGTATTCGTTGCGCTGCACCTTCCAGCCCAAGGGCGCTGGATCAATGTAGCGCGCCTTGACCCAATGGTGCCCCGGGCCGCCCGGATTCCCCGTCGCGCGGAATCCAACGCGCACGCCGGCAGCAGAGCGAAGCGTCGCCATCAGCTTGAGCACCGGGGCCGGATCGGCGAATTGACCGATCTCCTCGACATACACTCTCGTGTAGCTGTGGCCCTGATAGTGCTCGGCATCCTCGTCACGGTCGAGGTAGGCAAAGCGCAGGCGAGCCCCCGACGGCCACCGCGCGACATGCGCCTGGTCCTGGAACTTCACGCCGAGCGGCATGTAGATCGCTTTGGCGCGCTCGTAGGTCTCGACCAGATCGGTTCTCTCGCGACGAACCATCAGGCCAATGGCGTTTGATCCGTGCTCGTCAGAGTGGACCGCGAATTCGCCGAGCATCCCGTCTGTCTTGAGCGAACCGCGGGCGCCGCCGTAGAAAATCTCGAAGACTGGGCAGGCCAGCAATGCCGCCTGGGGCCTTGATTTCGGCTCCCAGGCAACTCTTACTGCACCGTCGGCGCCGGCGGCCGGTATTCCTGAGACCATTGATCGGCGTCGGCGATGAAGGCGGGCGCCCGGACAACGTAGCGGTGTTCGACCTCCGCCGTGATCGTGAGCGGGAGGACCTGGCCAAGCAGACGGCAGAACACATCCGGCTTGGTTTTGGCGATCATCTCAAGATATTCCGAGCCGCCGACCTTATCGAACGCCGCGAGGATCGCCGCCTTGACGTTCGCGCTCAGCTTGTTCGGCGTGCCGGCCTTTCGACCGCCGGTCTTGTAGCCCTTAGCCATGGGCCACCTGTCTAATTTGCTCTAGTTCAGATGGCAAAACCAAGTGCGGCGCGAAGTGCAGAATGACCCGCGCCGCATAGGCTCGCGTTCCGATCCGGGCCATTTCGCGTTCTCAGGGCAGCACAACCGTGCGAATGGGTATTGCCCGAGACCCGTTTCCGCCAAGGCACTTATTCAAAGGCGGCTGAACCTCGGCTATGCGAACGATTTCCGCCTTGCACGCATCACGCTCCGAGCGGTACCGCCAAAAAATGCGACCGCCCATCCCGAAGCGACGCTCTTGCGCGCGGAGCCGGCCCTTGGATCCCTTTCCTACGTATTGGATCGAGCCGTCTGCGCCTACGATCTCATAGACGTAAAATCGATAAACCATGAGATTACCTCCGACCGCCATCGGGCGGCTTGGTCGGAACGAAAACGCCCGCCACGGAAAGCCGGGCGGGCGCGGGAATTTCAGATTGCGTTAATTGATACGCTGAGGCGCTTGGGTTTGCAAGATGGAAATTCAGACCAGCGGGCGCTACGGGGGCAGCGTGAGCGGGCTCGCGACCATCGCGGCTCTGCTACTGCCCCGAGCCCCGCCGGCCAGCCGGTCGGGGCGGTCGGGGGCGCGAGCGTCCTATTCGGCGTGCTCGCCCTCCTTGAAGGCGCTGTCAGTGATGCGCTTGAGGAGTTCGGCGTAGTGGGCAAGCGTCCCGACATGGCCCCAGTTGATGTCATCGCTGTATCCGAAGTGCTCATCGCTGAGCGACTTCAGGCGATCAAGCATCGTGTCGATCTCGGCTTTGCGGCCGACGAAGGCTTCGAGGGCGGTTCTGGTTTCTTTGCGGTTGCGCTTCGCTTTTCCCATATTCCCCTCCCCTAGCCTTGGGCTTCCATGATGGGCGTCTCTCCTGGCTGCCATGTCGGTGAGGCCCAAACCCGGCCGTTGTAAGAAATGCGGGCGACGAAATTCCCGGTTTCGTCGGTCACGCGGCCTTCTGGGAATCGCGACGACGGCCTTTTGGCGCGGATGCGGCAATAGACCTTGCTCGCGTCCGCAAGGTCGATGGCGTCAGCCCTCAGGCGACCGATTGTCAGGGTAAGATTGTTGCTCATGGGTTCCTCCGGTTTCGACGCCCTCTTTATAGCCTACCCTTACGCCCATATCAACATATTTTCTGGAATTATTTTCTTGACATCCATGCCGGCCACCAGTATAGTGACGCTCATGGACGCCGGGGAGAGGGAAGACGACATGACTTTTCTGAATCACGCTTGGGCACCATACCCGCCGCGTAAAACGTTCGTTGGGGAGTTCGAATGCCCGTGCGGCACGTATGGCAGTCTCTACAGGATCGGCGACCGTCTCTATCAGGTTTTCATCCCAAAGTCGGGTGGAAGCCGCAAGGACGGGACCATCGCCCACAGCGCGCCGTTGCTCGGGGCGTGGATCAAGTCGATCGGCTCGACGGCCTACACAGCGTCGACGCGTACCTACCGCTACGCGCTGTGTAACCGCTAGCCGACCCATCGCCAGAGCCTCGCCAGCGGCGGGGCTCGAGCGACGGGCCGGGATGTCCGGGCCGCGCGAATGAGGGAGAAGAAAATGGCACAGGTAGGAATGGCCCACACGCGCGAGATCGACGGCGACACACTAATCACTTGGCAGTGGTTTGCCAGCGATGGTTTCCGCCGGAGCAAGTCGTATTGGGTGATCGGCACAGACGCCGCGCGGGTGGCGGCGGTCGAGCGCAAGCAGCGGCCAAAGCTGCACATCGCGAACCGGCGCGAAGTCGTCAACGGCGGCGACCGCCTCGCCAAGTGGGCGACTGAAAATTGGGAGATCGTGGCGACCTGACCCATCGCCAGAGCCGCTCGAGACCGGGCGGCTCGAGCGACGGGCCGGGATGGCCGGACCGCAAGCGAGGGAGAGAGACATGAAGATCAAAAAATCATACGAGGATGCTTGCTTCACAATGTACCGCATGACAGATGTCCGGCATTCCCGCAAGAAACGCGAAGATGCCATACGGATTAAACAGCTCGAACTGAAGCGCGATGATCTCGTCGGTGCCGTGCTCGAGGCTGAGGAGGCTCAGCGCAAACTGCCGCCGCCCCGTGACCCCGACGACGAGATGCACGGCGAGGGCGAGGCCGAGGCGCTCATTGTCGCCAAAGAGGCGCTGTCCGATTGGGACGACAGCGACGATGGCCGTGAGTTGCGCCGCCTTGTGGAGGCGCGGCCCGGCGACGTGGAGCTGACAGTGCAGCGGATGAGCCCCCATCTGTGGTTGTGGTGCGTCGAGCATCTCGGCCTGGATGTCCGAGAGCTTGATGCCGGCGAGGCCGAGACGCGGGGCGAGGCGATCCGCGCCGGTAAGGCCGCGATGATCCGGGAATTGGGCAGCTACGCCTAGCCGACCCACTGACCCGCCGCCAGAGCCTCGCTCGCGGGCGGGGCTCGAGTGACGGGCCGGGATGTCCGGCACGCAAAACGAGGGAGAGGAATATGCAGATCACAACGCGCAGGACCGGGCCGGGGCAATTCGATGTTCTGGTTGATGGTCAGCCGAACGGGTGGCAGATCGTTAACGGATCGCTCGGCACCAGCGGGCGCGACACGCCAAATATGTATGGCATTGCGATCCCCGGCCGGAAGGTGAAGTGGGTTGGCCCGTTAAAAACGGCGAAGGCGCTCGTCAAGCTATGGATCGACAAGTCGCTGCTTGCGCCCATCGATGCCGCGATCGACGCGCTCGCCCGCGTCTAGCCGCACGTCGGTATAGCTGCTGACCCGCCACGGCAGCCGCCCCGCGCGAGCCGGACGGTTGCAGCGACGGGCCGGATTGGCCGGCACCGCAGACGAGGAGTAACACCATGACCGTCGCCGCGCTCCGCAAGCGCCTGGGCTGGACGCAGGACAAGCTCGCGCGCATCATCGATGTCCAGCCTAGGACAATCAGCCTATGGGAAACCGGCGTGCGCAGAACGCCAATGGCCGTGATCCTGCTGCTCGAGATCTGGGCGGATCGGCGGTGCCCGGAATGGGTCAAAAGAACGCCGGAAATCTAGCCTGGATACCACCCCGATCCTGACCTGATCGACCACCTGCTCGCCCGCGCACTTCACGGCGCCGACAATCACGGTGCCGCTGTCCAGACGGATGACGATGGCTCGCCAAGGCTCCCCCTTGAGCGCGCGGCCGGCGCAGTACAGGTTCGCACGGAAGCGGAGCCAGAGGATGCGGAGCCACTTCACGCCCGCCTCCACACCCGCCACTCCGCCGCTGGCCATGACTTCGCCGGCAGGATCATATCCCTCAGCCGCGCCGGGGTCAGCGTCTCGGCGTAGAAGGCATGGTCGGCCAAAGCCCAGCCCGCGCGCGCGAAGATCGGCTCGGCCTCGGCGACCTTCCGGCCGATCCACATATCCCATGAATCGGGGACGTTCGTCTCGAAGATCCAGCGCACGTCGGCGTCACGGAATTGCTCGAGCAAGCGTCGCAAGTGCTCATCATCCATGCAGCCCGTGACACGGAACATGGTCACGACGTCGATCGGCGGCGTGGGCAGGATCTCGCGCCAGGGCGTAGCGCCGCACTGGTACACGTCGTCGGCATTGCCCAGCCCGGCAAGGTCCAGACACCGCCGCGTCGCGTCGACGCGCGCCGGTAGTGCGTCGCAGGCGAAAATGTCGAGACCTGGATATTGACCCTCGAGCCAAGTCGCCATCTCCCCGTAGCCGCAGCCGAAGTCGAGGATCGTCTTGAGGCTGCGGTGCGCGATCAATGTCTGCAACCGATGGAGCGCCGGGCAATCCTCGTGCTCGACCGCCCACTTCCTGGCACCCTCGATCAATTCCTGGTCGCTGCGCCCGCGCGTTACGGCCGAGTTGCTCGCCCATGCCCCGGGGACCTTCGCCGGATCTCCCGGCCATGCATCACGCCATACATGGTAGAGCGGGTTCAGCGCATGCCAGATCGGATGCCCGGCATCGGGTCCGGATTGGATCAACCTTCCTAACCCAGACCATGGCTCCACACCTTCGAGCAATGCCGCCGCGGCGAATATGCCGCTTTCCTCGGGACTGCCCAAGCCGGCCGCCTCGATTGCGCGGCGCCAGGGTGCGGGGGCATGTTCGGCAGCGTCGAGCAGAGCCATCGTCGTTTCGGCCGGCACGGTGCGGCTATCGGCCATCAGCCGAGCTAGGCGGAAGGCCGCCACGTAGCACGCCGCAGGGCCACGCTCGGCCAGCATCTTCTTGGCCTGGCGTGTCAGGCGGCGGAAGTCCGATTTTACGATCTGCGTCACCTCCCGCCTCCCCGCCGGTTCAGCCGGCGCTCGTAGAGCTCGAGCCCCCGGCGCACGATCGCCGCCACCCTGACATGCCCCATCCCTCTCTCCGCGGCGATCGAGGCCAGCGAACGACCGTCGATCACCACGTCGATCACCACCGGCAGGGATAGCCGCTTTCGCTGCATTTCCTTTGTCCACGGCAGGTAGACCTCGTGGTGCAGTCGGGCGAGCTTCTCGGGAATTGCGGCCCTGCCGCCGCCCGATCCGCGGAGCAGCGAGGCCGGCCGGGCGAACAGCCCAGCCGTGACCGCCTCAAAAACCCGGCGCAGGGATTCGGCCGCCACCTTCAGGTGATCGTCGAGCTTCATCGCCGCGATCGGGTCGCGCCGCGCCGGATGGGCTGCCTGCACCACGGCTTCCGGCGTCGGCCCGTAATCGTCCCTTTCGCTCGGCAGCCGCTTCGTCTTGCCGTATCGCTCCAGGAGCTGGTCGATATCGACCAGCCTGCGCTTTACTTCCGCGATGCGCTGGCCGATTCGCCGGAGAACGTCCGTGGTATCGGCTCTCGGCTGGTGCAGACGCTCGCCCTTGAGACGGAGATCCTTGGCCATGTCGCGCAGCTCCTGCGCCGCCGCCCGCCGCAAGTCTCGCAATCTGGTCAGCGCCCCCGGCTGGCAACGCGCGAGCCCGGCCTCGATCACCACCAGCGCTCCCGTCCAACCCTCGGCCGATCTCGCCATGGTCACGCCGCCTCCTTGCCCCGTGGAGGGGAACCATCGTCAAGGCCGAACTCGGCCAGCAGCGCGGCGTCGATCCGGCAGTCCGGGCTGCCGGGCGGTGCCCCGCGGAAGTTGGGCCACGTCGCCGGGTCGGTCTTGAACCGTTCGAGATCGCGCCGCAGGATTGCGAGATATTGAGGGGTTGGCTCCGGTTTTTTGTGCCTCGGATTCTTCGCGTCGATAGCGCCGCCGATTGCCGCGCGCAGCGCGTTGCGGTCCCACGCCCGGGCGGTTCCGTCCGCCAGAATGGTGCGGATTTCCTCAGCGGTCAGGCTTTTCAGGGCACCATCGATCAGCGCCCCTGCGGTGTCGTCACCGAGCTTGAACGACTTGGCGAGCCTGATGAGCCGCTGTCGTTGTTCGCCGGCGTCCCTGAGCAACCAAATCGGAATCTTTTCGTCGTCGTCGTCGCGCGCGGATGAAGGAATAGACGACGACGATGTATTATCTATATGACTATGAGATATGACGCCCGCGCGCTCGCGCGCGCGAGGGCCACCATCAGGAGATTGATGTGTTTGAATTTGTTCCGCGATTTTTCCGACATTGCCCGATGATTGCCCGATCATCGCCCGATCATCGCCCGATGATTGGTCAATGATCGGGCAATCATCGGCCGATGATTGCCCGATCTTCCCAGGCATCGGCTCCTCCTGGGCGGCTTTTGCCATCTCGATTTCCATTCGCTTCTGGGTGATCCAGCCGTCGGTGGTGACGGCCAACTTGCCCTTGGTGAACAGCTCGCCGAGAATGCGCCGGAGTGTCCTCGGATTGGCCAGCGCGAGGTCGCGGCACAGGTTCTGTTCGTCCATCTTCAGACGCGCGTCGCGGTCCTGCATGAGCATGATGATGTCCCAATAGATACCCCTGGCCTCGGGCGACAGGACGCGCGTGCCGGTGAGCCAGTCCCGGGCGTAGGCTTTCAGATACGGCCGGCGAGTGCTCATTGTCTCTGCGGTGCCCCGTTCGTCATCACGCTGTCCTCCAAAACCGGACCCCGAACAGATCGCCCTCGCAGACCGACCGCGCGACGAACTCGCGGCCCAGCTTGCGCGCCACAGCGCGATAGCTGACATCCGACACCAGGACGCCGGGAACGAAGAAGCTGTCGCCGACCTCGAGTAGTCGCCAGGGGTAGGTATATTTCGGCTTGCGCGGCCCTGTACGGCCGCTCCTGGCGGGCGGGATGGGGATGCCCTTGGCGATCGGGAAGATGGCCCCAGGCGGCAATTTCGGGCTGGCCAAGGCCGCCCGTCGAGGGGGCGACCTGTGGTAGTTGTGGGCCTGGCCCATCACCGTGAGGCGCGCGATCAGTGCCGGGGTGGTCGGCGGATGCGCGGCGATCCGCGCCCTCTGTTGCTCGGCCTGGTCGGGTCGGCGGGAGACCGGGCGTGTTTCGAGATGGCACGCCACGGGTTATCCACATCCGCTACGCTTACGGAACGCCGCACTTGGCCCACGCGCTTGAGCCAATAGCCGCGCCGCAACAGCACTCAATTGGCACGCCTCTTTTGCTATTGCGACCATGTCGTTGGCGTGGATCGCGGCGCGAAGTTCGTCCCATTCCTCACTCAGCACGCCGAGAGCCTCATGCGTGCTGGTGAAAGAGCCGAACTTGCTTTCTGCCCGCGCCGCCTCGTCGCGCTCGTCAGCAAGGCGTCGCTGACACCATATTGGGCTGCGACGAATGCCTTCACCCTAGCGATCGATGGCGGCACGGCCGATTGGATTGTCACGCTTCCTCCTTCTGCTGCTTGGCTTGGTCAGATAGAGAAGGAGGTCATTGGGCCGCGCTCCCCATCACGAATTTTTCCTGACGATCGAGCGCATCCAGATATCTCACCGCTTGGCGGAAATACGAATCCTTCAACTCCACGCCGATAAAGCGCCGCCCGAGCTTGAGCGCGCAGTGTCCTTCGCTGCCGATACCCATGAACGGCGATAGCACTACATCGTCTGGGTTGCTCCACATGATGAGCGCGCGGTCGATCACGTCGAGCTGCAACGGGCACAGGTGGCGCTCATCGTGGGCATCGCGCGCCGCCTTGACATTCAGCACATTGGTCTGGTTGACCGTCATCCACACGGGCGATGCCCACTCTTGCCATTGATCGAGCGGGAAGTCCTCAGGCGTATGTGCGATAGGCTCCGAATTCTCGCCCGGCTTGATGAAGGTCATCAGGTAGTCCGGCATTCCGCCGCGCGACTTGCTGCTGTCCTTGCGGAGTTGCTTGTAAAGCAAACCGACATGCTTGGTGCGCGTCATTTCAACGACTGGGTCGCGCCAGATCGTGCGCCTCCCGTGGTAAATCCATCCGGCCCTAGTGTGAATATTGATGATCTGGCCGCTGAAATCTTTGATGCCGACCGCGCCGTCTTTCCATTTGGTCTGAGGCAAATCCGAGCAATGTACGACGGTCAAACGACCAGCTTTCGTCACGCGAAGTTTCTCGGCAACCATAAAAGCGTAGTGTCGCGCGAACTCGTCGTCATCGGCGCTGTTGCCCATATCGGCCGCCGATTCGCTGTAGACAAACAACGACCCGAAGGGGGGGGAGTAGACTGAAAAGTCGATGCTATTGGCCGGCAGGTAGCGCAACACGTCACAGCAATCGCCGTGGTAGGCCGACCAATTCTTACCGTGCGCCTCGTCCAAGCACTTCACTTTGCCAGCCATGTCGGTAGCCTTCCCTCATGTTTAGGCAGATATGGAACCTTGATGCGGGACGCCATGCCGTTGGCGCGCAGCATCGCCGCGCGCATCGCCATCTTCATTTTCTCGTGTTCAGATTCCTTGCGCTCGATTACGCGGCCGATCTGGTCTTCGCCTTCGGCAACGATGATATCGACCATTACCGGCCGCTTTTGTCCGAAACGCCAGAACCGGCGCACGGCCTGGAACCACAATTCATAGCTGAACGATCGACCGACGAAGATGGTCCGATTGCAGAATTGTAAATTGAGCCCATGGCCGGCAATGCGCGGCTTGGTCAGCAGTATGCGTGCTTGGCGCATCAGGAAAGCGTCAATATTTTCCTCTTTTTCGTCAATCGACATGCCGCCGCGAATCTCGACGCAATCGCCAACGGCGGCGCGCACGGTATCCGCCTCATAGTCGGTATCGACCCAAAGCACGAACGGTTCATGCGGCTCGGCATGGACAAGAGCGGCGGCTTTGTCTGCTCGCGCCCCGCTTGTCTGCCGCTTGATATCGTGAATGTTCGTCGCGCTGGCATCAAAAGAAAAAAGACCGTCCGTTAAATTGATGTGCTGCCCCGCCAGCTTGTGGCGGTTGACCTTGAGCGGCGGCAAAATATAGTCAGCATCGTCATACCCGAGATCGCTTGGCAATGTCGCCATACGGGACCACGACGCCATCCAATCCCAAAATGCCTCGACGGCGTGGCCCTTCAAGCGCCACTCCTGGCTGGCCTTGGACGTGTCATTGATGAAAAAACGCGACAGCATTTCGTTTGATGTCATCACAGACAAAAAGTCAGCCTGCTGGCCTAATTCCATATGGTCATTGGGCGCTGGCGTGGCACTGGCCGCCATCTTGAATGGATGCGCTGAGAAGATGTCCCGCAGGGCGCGCGACGTTGCGCCGGTCAATGCTTTAAGAATGGAGCTTTCGTCCAAGCTGACCGCGCTGAACCAATCTGGATCGATCTTATCCAGCCGGTCGTAGTTACAAATATTGATGCCGTCGCGCGCTTCGCATTGGCTGCGAATGACGCGCACGTTGTAGCCAAGCGCCAAGCCCTCACGCTCGGATTGCCGAGCGACGGCAAGTGGTGTCAACATCAAGGCGCGATCATTGCTGGCATCGGCGGCGTGCTTCAAAAACTCAAGTTGGCATCGCGTTTTACCGAGGCCGGTCGATAAATACAGGCCGGCGCGACCCTGGCGCAAAGCGAACCGGACGCAATCGGCCTGGAATGGCTTGAGATGCGACGGCATCTCTGGCGGATTGACAATACCTGTTGCGTTCGCGCCAATCGCTTTCGTCGCAAGAAACGCCGCATATTCCGGTTTCATTTTGCCCTCATGCCCCCGAGCGCCGCCAGGACGACGATATCCACGGGTTCATCGTCACGAGGCATGGACTCAAGGTCGCGCACGCGCATAAGCCGGATGGCCGCGATGGCCTGGGTGTAGATCAGCTCGGTGTTGTCGGCGGATTCGGTCATCCCCGCCTCGCCTTCTTGCGCTTCTTCGGGCATTCCCTGGCGAGCATGGCGTGGACATGCTTGCGGGTTTCCGCCTGACGGACGCGCTTCTGTCCGTGCGGTGCGAAGGCTTGGCGCATGATCAGAGCGTCGAGCTTGCGCGCGTCGGCCAACTGGGCGAGGTCGGTCATGCAGCCACCTTGGTTTCCGCAGCGAGCGGGCTGACCGTCACCACGCACATTTCGATTCCATCCCCAGGCTCGATGGTGACGCGGCCGACGTGCTTCATGTTGTCGCCGACGATCACCTTGAGGTGGGCCAGAAGATCGATGATCGGCTTGAGGTAGTTGTCGCAGTCCCGTCTGTTGTTGCGCGGCACACGAATGTCGATCTGAACGCCCGACAAGTGATACGGCGGCAGGGGCACGCCGCGACCGCGCGCCGCACCGAGAAGGTGGGTGCATTCGGCGATCCAATCCTTGTACTCGCGCGTCTTGAACCGCCGGCCCCGATAAAGGTTGTTCGTGCTCGGTGGCGGAAAAACGCGGCAGGTCCAGGGTTGCATCACGCGGCCACCCTGCGCAGTAGATCGGTCATATCGTCTGCGCCGTAATCCCGCCCCATCGCACAGATCGCCGCGGAGAACCTGGCGTCGTCATTTGGGGAGATCGCAATCGGGTGGTCTGAATCAGACCATGCCTTGAGCCGATCACCGCGGGCCTTCCGCAATCTGGTGAGCGCGTTGTAGACGGTCTTCGCCGGGCACCCCAGGTGTTGGGCTATCCAGCCGGAGGTCCGCCGTTCGTCTGCCAGGGCGAGGATGGCCCTGTCGCGCTCGAGCCGCTCGGCGTCGGGAAGGCGGCAGCGGTCGGTCATCACCGCCCCTTGAGTGTTGCCGGGGGCGTCTTGGGCACGACCTGGACATGCTCGGCGGGAATCCCGGTCAGCTCGGGGATCACATCGTCGGGATATCCCCTCGCCCGGTATCTGTGGACGACGGACTCGTGCTGCTGGACCACCTGCTGGGTGCGATGGTCGAACCATGGGAAGCCGATGGCGGGGCGGGCGGTCATTCAAGCACCCACAGCCACGCCTTGGCAGCCAGGGCTGCCGCGCCCAGCACGCAGGCAGC